ATTCATAACCTCGATCTGGTCAGGACCGCCATGGCGCGATTGACCGATCGCGGCAACGGCCTGCCGGGCTTTGCCGTGCTGTACGGCCCGGCCGGCTATGCCAAGACCACCAGCCTGGTCGCCGTGGCGAACCAGACGCGCGCCTATTACGTGCAGATGCGCAGCGCCTGGAGCCGCAAGAGCCTCTTGGAAAAAATCATCATCGAGATGGGCGGGCATCCGGCAGGAACCATCCCGAAGCTGCTCGACCAAGTCTGCCAGCAACTGGCCGCCAGCCATCGGCCATTGATGATCGACGAGTTCGACCACTGTACGCGCTCCGACAACATGGTGGAGCTGGTGCGGGACATCTACGAGGGGTCGCAGTCAGCCATCATCCTTGCCGGCGAGGAAGCCCTGCCACAGAAGCTGGAACGCTGGGAGCGCTTTCACAGCCGCGTACTGGTCTGGGTGCCGGCCCAGCCGGTGAGCGTGGCGGATGCGAAAGCGCTGGCGCCGATCTATTGCCCCGGTATCACCATCGCCGACGATCTGCTCTCGCACCTGGTACGCATTGCGCGCGGCAGCGTGCGCCGCGTCTGCGTCAATCTGGCCGCCATCGCCGAAGCACTGGCTATTGAAGGGCTGAAGAAGATCGACCTCGATGCCTGGGGCGACCGCGAACTCTATACCGGCCACGCGCCCGCGAGGCAATCATGAGCGTGGTCAATATGCCGATATGCGACTTCTGCGGGAAGTCCGCCAAGCAAAGCAAACACATGGTCGCCGGTGGTGGAAACGAGAAGCACATCTGCGGCGAATGTATCCAGAAAACGAAGTCGATCCTCGACGCGGCACGGCACGAAATTGGCGACCCGACCATCGACTACAAGATTCTGCCGTTTGACGCCCTGACCCCGAATGGGAGGGCGTGATGGCAGGAACATCGATTCCCCGTCCCGTCATGGTGCGCGCCGGCTACAGCATGGTGCAGATCGTTTTGAGTGCCGATGAAGGCCTGGCCGTCATGACCTTCTCGCTCTACGACAGTATTACAAAGTATGACCGCGAAGGCCGCTGGATTCACGGTACGGATGCCTATACCGCCGATGAGCTGATGGCATTGAGCAAGGCACTGGCCGCCGCAGCGAGGAGGTTGAACCGTGCCGCGTAAGCCAGCCCCGCTCGAACTCGCTGGCGGCAAGGGCGCGCGCCAGCGAATCTGGGACTTGATCCGCGCCTGCAAGGGGCGCGAATTCGAGCGCCTGGAGGTGATCCCCGGCGACGTGCCCAACAACACCGCGCGCACCTACCTCACCGGCCTGGAAAAAGGCGGCTACATCGGCCTCGCCGGCGAGCGCAAAGGGGCGCACAAGGCCGCTCGCGTGCGGCGCTACGTCCTGCTGCGCGACGAGGGCGCCGAAGCCCCGCGCGTCAAGCGCGATGGCACGCCGGTAACGCAGGGGCTGGCCCAGGAACAGATGTGGCGCACGCTGCGGACCCTGAAGGGCGACACCAATGCCCACGAGCTGGCCGCGCATGCCAGCACGCCCGCCGTGCCCGTCGAGCCGGTCGCCGCCGACTCCTACCTGCGCACGCTGCGCTATGCCGGGTACATGGCATGCACCCAGGAAGGCCGCCCCGGCGGGCGTCTGGCCCGACCGGCGCGCTACCGGCTGATCAGCAACACCGGCCCGCGCCCGCCGATGGTGTGTCGCGCCGACGCCGTCTATGACCCGAATCTGGGCAAGACCGTCTGGATACGCCCCGTTACCGAGGAGGACGCGATCTATGGCTGACACCCTCGCGGTAACGCCGCTACCGGACTGGCGCGCCATTCTCCAGCGCGAGATCCGCGCCGACAAGCGCGGCAAGGCTGGCGTCGCGCAGCGCATGGGCGTCTCGCGCTGCTATGTCTCGCGCGCTCTGGGCGAGAAATCCGCCTATGACGCCGTGCCCGCCGAGTTCATCGCCCGCGTCATTGATCTGGAGAGCGATGTCGACTGCCCCGCCCAGGGACGCAAGGCCCCGCGTGACGACTGCCGAAAGGCGCTCGGCCCGGCGCCGACGCACAACCCACTGGCGATGCGCCTATGGCGCGACTGCCAAACCTGCCCGTTGAAACCCTTACAGGAGACCAAAGCATGATGCGTTGCCACACTGCCCTATCGGGACGCCTCGCCCCCGCCCTCGCGGCGGAGCGCGCGAGCTTGCTCGATAAAGCCGACCTCGTCGCCCGCGCGCTGGTCGAGCTGATTGGACTCGGCTATCACCCGATCACCTTCGGCGGCGACGTCGTCGGCCCCGACCTGCCCTCGATCCAGATCGCCCCCGGACGGCGCACCGCGCAAGCCATCGTCAGGGAGGAAGCCGAGTACTACAAGCACGAGGCGCTCGACGGCATCCCGAAACGCTGGGGGCGGCTGCTCAACCCGCCGCGTGGCGTGCGGGTCATCTTCGTTGAACGGGTGTCGTCATGAACTGGCCGCTGCGACTGGGCTTCGCCCTGTGGAATTCCGCTGCCCGCGCCATCCTGCGCCTGCGTATCTGGGGGCTGGAGATGGATCTCGCCTTGCTCGCGCAGCAGGAAGCCGAGATCCCGCGCGCTCGCGCCGAGGCGATCATGCACCGCTCCGAACTGATCGCGCTGGAGGTGGCACCGTGAGCGCGGCCACCCTGCCCAATACGAACCCGCTGGGCCTGGGTGCGCAAGTGGCGCGTCTGGCACGTCACATCGAAACCGTGTCGGCGGAACAAGCCGCCGCCCGTGCCGCGCAGCAGGTCCGGGCCGAGCGGCTGCGCAACGGCCGCGCCAGCTATCTCGAAAAGCAGCTACTTGAGAACCGCCAAAAGGTTCTCGTCGCCTTCGCTGGCGGCGCCTGGAAGACCGTCCCCGAGCTCGTCGCCGCTACCGGTCTGACACGCGGCCAGGTGTATCACATCGCCGAAGCGCTCTGCGGCGAAAAGCGCCTGGAGTCAAAGCGCGAAGCGCGTCGCCACCTCAGCTACCGACTTACTTGATGACTGGAAAGGAAGCCCATGACTACTCTGACCGATATTGAAACGCAGGCCAAGCGATACGCGGACGCGCGCGACAAGGTGGCCGGCATCGTGACGGCCTTGAACGATGGCATCGAAGCGCTGAAGCGCGCCGAGATGCCCCGCCTCAAGAAAGCCATCGCCGCCGCCGCCGAGCATCACGATGCGCTCAAGACCCTGATTGAAGCCGCCCCGGAACTGTTCCAGAAGCCCAAGACCGTGATTTTTCACGGCCTGCGCTTGGGCTTAATGAAGGGCAAGGGCGGTATCGCGTGGGACGATGCCGATGCCGTCATCGCGGCGATCCAGAAGCATCTGCCCGAGCAGGCGGAAGCCCTGATCCGCTGGACCGGCAAGCCGCTGAAAGAAGCGATCAATCAGCTCGATGTCGCCACGCTGAAGAAGATCGGCTGTCGCGTGGTCGATACCGGCGAGCAGGTTGTCATCAAGCCCGTAGACAGCGCCGTCGACAAGATGGTCGATGCCCTGATGAAGGATGCGACGGAGGAGGTCTGCGATGTGGTTCCGTAACCTGCAAATCTACCGCCTGACGCCGGCCTGGAAGTACAGCACCGAGGCGCTCGAAAGCGCGCTCCAGCGCGGCGCATTCGCCCCCTGCGGCCAAACCGATCGTAACTCGCGCGGCTGGGTGTCCCCGCGCGAATCCGGCCAACTGGTGTTTTCCGTCAACGGGCATCAGGTGATCTCCCTGGGTGTTGAGGAAAAGCTGCTGCCCGCCGCCATCGTCCGCCAACATGCGGCGGTGAAGGCCGCCGAGATCGAGAAGGTGCAAGGCTACAAGGCCGGCCGCAAACAGATGCGCGAGATCCGCGAAGGCGTCGAGCTGGAGCTGCTCACCCGCGCCCTGGCGCAGCGCAGCCGAACCTACGTCTGGATCGACCAGGCAAATCGCTGGCTGGTGGTCGATACCGCCAGCGCCACGCGCGCCGACGCGGTTATCGAAACCCTGAAGCTGACGCTCGACGAGCTGCCGCTGGCCCTGGTCAAGACGGCGCTGTCGCCCGCCGCCGCGATGACCGCCTGGCTGGCTCGCGGCGACGCGCCCGGCCGCTTCTCAATCGATCGCGACGGGGAGTTGCAGGCCGCCGCCGAAGAGCGGGCCGCCGTTCGCTACACGCGACACAACCTGGACAGCGACGAGGTTCGCGCCCACATCGCCGCCGGTAAGTCGGTAACGCGCCTGGCGCTGACCTGGAACGACCGCATATCGTTCGTGCTGCTCGAAGATCTGCAGGTGCGGCGTGTCGCCTTCCTCGATCTGCTCAAGGAAGAGGCGGACCGGCAGGCCGACAACGCCGATGACCTGTTTGGCGCCAACGTCTCGATCATGAGCGGCGAGCTGGCGGCGATGCTGGCCGATTTGGTGGCGTCGCTGGGCGGGGAAGGCGAGGACGCCGCATGACGCAACTTACCACCGTCATCGCCTCCGGACCCGGCATCGTGCCGGCGCCGGATGGATTCACACCCAATCACATCCTGGTCGGCGCGCGCTGGCGGCACCCCGACGAGTTGGAGTGGCGTTACGTCATAACCATTGGCTTCTGGTGGATGAGCTTTCCGCCGTCGTCGCGGAAACTGCGCATTGGCGCCGGTATCGCCGCCGGCGACGTGGTTGAGTTGGGCTGGGAGGAACGCTAAATGCCAATGCCGACCAAGGAACAATGGGCCACGATCGAGGGCGAGCTAAGCCGCCCGTTTGGCCGCGTCGAGCTGGTGGCGGATGGCTACCCGGTCATTGCGCAGGTGCAGGCAATTGCCCCGCTGCAGTTCGGCATCATGATCTTTGTCGATGGGGTCAGCAAAGGGGAATGGTTCAAGGGCGAGGCCGACGAAGCACGCAAGTTCTTGCAGCAAAAGAAACGCTATTTGAACTCGGCGGCAAAGCGCGCCCAGGCCCAGAAGATGCTGCGCAAACGCATCGGGGCCGAGCTTAAGGACTGGTATCGTGGCGTGGCGGAGAAGTCGATATCGCTCTGGTCACTCTACTGGACCAACGCCAAGGCGATGACGCGGCAGTGGCGCAAGACCTGCACCGATATCACCGTCGTCAAGATCGGATATGGGGACTGACATGGCCACCACCCGTCCCACCGGAAGATCGTCCAGTCGCAAGCAACTGCTCGCTCGCCTGCACTGCATCAAAAAAGAGCAGGGTTGGAGCGACGACGAGTATCGCGACATTTTGGAGGCCCGCACCGGCAAGCGTTCCGCCGCGGATCTCGACGGCCCGGCGCTGGCGCGGGTCGTTGCGGCCCTGGGCGGGCAAAAGTCGGCGCTGGCGCCACGGCCTGCGCACGAATGGTCCTGGGTCGATACGGCCCCGGCATCGAAGCAGCCGATGCTGAAGAAACTGATCATGCTGGCCGGGGGCCTGGGCGTCGCGAAGGGACGGCAGGTTGCCTACCTCGAAGGCATTGCCAAGCAAATGTCCGGAGCCAACGGCAGCGCCGGCCCAGTCGAAAAGCCCCTGCCGATGTGCGATGAGGGCGAGCTGCACCGCATCGTGCAGGCGGTGGCTGTGCATGTCAAACGCAAGGGACTGGACCCGGATAACGTGAAGGTCACACGTGCAGTGGACGCCTGAGCAACTGACGGCCATTCACAGCCTGCTGCCCTACACGGCGCAGGCGCTGATCGGCTGCATCGGCGCCGAAGCCACCGCGTTACTGCTCTCGGCCCGGCCCGGCTGCGAGATCCGGGTGCCGAAGCACGCCGACAAGCACCCCGAGGGCCGGCAGCGCTGGGCGGAACTGGCCGAGATCATCGGCGAGGCGGCGATGGAAAAGCTCGCCGCGCGCTGGGGCGGCGACGTGCTGGCGATCCCGGTGTGCAAGGAAGCCAGGAACGAGCTGCGCGATCGGGCCATCCGTGCCGAGTTCGATCGACTGACGATGACGAAAAAACTCACCGGCCGCGCCGCCGTCTATGAAATAGGACTCAAGTTCGCGCCCTTGACTTCGCGTGCCATCGAAAAAATCTGCGGACGGGCGGATTTCGAACCGGCCGCGCAGGCGGAGTTGTTTTGATGGCCGTGCTGACGCTCCCCGACGCGGCCCAGCGCCTGGCGCTGATCGCCTACCAACTCGACGCCATCGCCGCCGGATGCCCGGCGCTGACGGTGCGCGAACTGGAGACGATGCAGGCGGCGTGGGTGTTGATCAACGTTGCGCAGCAGCAGGTGGCGGAACGGATCGCTGGGTTGCAGACCAAGGCGATGACAGATTAGTGGGCTTGGCATGCGAGAGAGACGGCATCACAACAACGACGGCAGGCGCCAAATTCAGCGTGGTAACACACGCAAGCAAGTAAAGGCCATGGCGCATCGGCTTGGAATCCCCTACGGGATCGCTGGCGAAGATCGTTCGCCCGAATACGAAGAAAGAGAGAAAACGATGACCGTGACACGAATTAAAGGCCCGACGATCAAGCTGCGTAGCGGTCGGTACTTCGACCTGGAAGACCCGGAAGGCTCCGAGTTTGACATCGAGGACATTGCGCACGCGCTGGCGCACATCTGCCGCTACACCGGGCACTGCCATACCTTCTACAGCGTGGCACAGCATTCGCTGCTGGTATCTCAGATTGTGCCGCCAGATCATGCGCTGGCTGGGCTGCTTCACGACGCTGCGGAAGCATTTATTGGCGACGTCTCCAAGCCGCTGAAACTGCTGCTGCCAGACTACGCAAAGCTAGAGCGGCGCATCGAAAGCGCGGTGCTTGGCCGCTTTGGTATTACCGAGCTGCCGGCCAGCGTGAAACACGCCGACATCGTCATGCTGCGCACTGAGCAGCGCGACCTGATGGAGGCCGACAAGGATGAATGGGCGCCCACCGCAGGCGTGCGGCCGCTACCAGACCCGATCACGCCGATGGGGCCAGCGCAAGCGCGGACGGCCTTCCTGAAGCGATACGCCGTGCTGTGCGTAGCGGCTAAGGTCAAGACGAACCCCAGCATAACCGGCCTGCAACAACCATGACGCTACAGCGCCGCCTGCGCATAGCTTTTGCCTGCAACGACCACCGGAACGGCGATTTCATCGGACGCGCTACGGCTGCGAACGTGGAGAGCCTGTATAACGTTGGCCACTACCCGTGGGATGCCAATCTAGCGCACGACGATTGGGACCGAGGGTGCCGGCTGACTGTGGATGACAGGATGATGAAGCTGCGCATCCACGGCACTTGGTTCCCGTTCAAGACCCGGCGCTCGTGGTACGGTAACTGGTGCTGGGAGGCGTTCGATTTCGAGCGCGGGACCGG